AGCCCAGTCTGTCGAGCGGCTTACTACCGGCCAGAAAAGCGGACAGACCATCGGCCTCGGCCAAACTGTGAAGGGCGTCTTTTGCACCAGGGACTGGGGGGACGTCGAATTCCTCTCCAAGCTCTACTCCCGGAAGCCTGGCGGCAAGCTGGTCGTCCACTAGGACTACAAAAAGCTCCTCACCAAGAAGGTCTACTATAGCGGCAACAACGACGCCATCCATCAGGACCCCGCCATATACTCTGCCGCCAAGTACCAGTCTGTCTGAGGCTCCAGTCGATTCCTCGAGAAATACTTCGAAGCAGCAGTGCTTTCCCATGGCTCAAACCTGGAAGACTCTCTTGAGCTTGCTATCAAGCACATCCCCGAGTGCAACACCCTCGGGATGCCATCCCAGAGGGATGACGAGTTTGTTCACGCCAAGTACGGCATGACCTTCGCTAGCGTGGCTAGCGACATCATTGGCCAGCAGATCTCTGGCCATTCCGATGTCATTGGCCACGGACGGTTATAAACTGAGAGCATTCAGATGGACAGCAAACTCAAGAAGAGTAAGCCCCGGGCTCAGCCCCGGCCCAGACATCCCAGGCCCCCTACCCAGCAACGCGCTGCCAGGCAGCCTGCCCAGCCCCAAAAGCCCCAGCCTTCCCTCAAGCAACCAAGAAGACAGCACAGACGCCCACAGACCGCCAATCCCTCCCGTCAATTGCTTTCTGAGGTCGAAGCCATGCAAGCCACCTTCCTCGTAGCCAGAGAATTTCCAGGGGTGTTCGAATCCCCCTTGATGCAAGGTGGCACCCCCAGCTCCGCCAGCACTGGCCTCGTTTAGACTAGCCTTCGAGTCGATACGACCACCCGCTCCGACGGATCTGGGCAAGACGATCTGGGCACAGACCGCTACTTGGTGATCTTCTACTGTCCCCTCCAGTCCACACAGTACGGTAGAACCGTCCTTCCTTCTACTTCCAAGAAGAGTGGACTCACCATCATGCAGTTCTCTGGCACGACAACCTCTCAAGCTTCAGACAACTTGTTCGACTCGATTCATTCTTTCTCCCTCGCAGACCTTTACGGTACCCAGGGAGAGAGTCTAGCCTCCTCAGCATTCATATGGTCGAGCGAACTCACAGCATTCCCCACAGCCAACGCGGCTTCATACGCCGGAGAGGTGCGTACGGGATAGCTACCTTTCTCTACCCTCTTCGACGAAGCGGGTAACCCCGGAGACTTCAGGCTTTAGGACCTCATCAGGATTTCAACCCCCCAACGCGTCTAGAGCAGTCACACCATGCGGGCATCAGTCGTCAATACTCAAGCGGCCTCCACTTAATCTAAAACAATGGACTTCAACTAAGTCCTTGCTTCTGAGACAGTGGTCTTCCAGATCTGGATCGATCCGTTCATGGACCTCGCTAACAGTAACAGGACAAAGTTTTCTCTTGACATCCATATCAAGTCGAACTTCGGGTTCTTCCCCCGTTCTGATGACACCTTCACCCGCTCTGTGAACACTGCTGCTAAGCCTCACGAAGATGCCCTCCACCTACCACCCGACGCTGTCAAAGCGGTCCTGGGTCAACACGCTGCGCACTCGCACCCTGTGACTTAGGCAAGCCGCCCTACCATCACCTCAGCACACGGTTGGTTCCGGAGGGCCTTCACCTGGCTCCACGACACTTCCCGGAAACTCTAGCCATACGTTGGCCCTGCAATAGAGATCGCAAAACTTGCTGGCTACCTCGCCCCCCCCAGAAGGTCCCCACTAGTTGACACGGTCCTCTTGAGCAAAGAGTTGCGCCGCGCTCATCGCGCCCTAGAGCCCTACCCTGAACCCCTTGCAAAGCAAATCGCCCACGATCTTGACCTCGTTCTCACCCGCTTGCAAGAAGCCGGACACTTCCCACCGTCCGAGACAATCTTTTCCTTCCCGCAGGAGGAAGACGATTCTGACGAAAACGACGAGGTCGTCAAAATCGAGCCGTAAACCCGCGATGCGTCATCTACGTCCGCGAAAAAGAAGAAGAATCCTGCAACCGACAAGGCCCATCTGGCCCAGACAACCACAGAGCCCGCCCTCCCATCTGCGAACGGCGGCCACGTTCCAC